GGAATACCGGGAAAAGCAAAATTATACAAAGTAAAATTTTTTTCATTGGGTGCAACTGTTTTCGGGCTGGCCCATTTTATGGGTTAAGCTGGCTTTTTTCCAAAATTTGGTTCAATATAGCAAATAATCTTTGCTGAAATATAAAGGGATTAAAACGGAATGTGACAAAACAAAACACAGCATTTACTGAAATTCAGTGTGTTATGATTTTATGGGTTTGAACGGAATGCGCAAAACAGTTTATTTGAGTTTGAAATGAGTTTGATTATTTTAGGCAATTTAAGCAATTATCTGTTCCTGCTTTAATAACTTATTAAAATATAGTTAAAAACCGCGCAGAATAAAGGATTTTAGCTATATATCCACAATAGTTTAATAGTAAATAACGCTACAAGTTTAGCGTTATTTTTTTTATGACACTAATTGTCCGTCTAACGTGAACATTTCGTTTTAACCTACATTAAGACGGACACTAAGACGGACAAAACGGACATAAAAATTAGTTTTAATGATATATATAATGTATTAAAGATATTGTGAAATATTAAAATAAAACACAAAACTATATATGTATTGCATTTTTTTGACACTATAAATAAAAAGAATAATGAATTAAAGTGTTGATAAACAGGTATTTGTGTGTCATTTTAATTACTTCTCGGCAGCAATAGAAGGATTAGAGTAGCCAATTTGTTTTTTTAGCGTTCTGTTTTGCTCCTTTAAAGCACCAATTTCTTCCGCCATCTGGCGGTTTTCTTTTAATAAGGATAGAATAATCGGTTCCATTGCGGATGGATCATCAGGATTCTTAGGTGGAATTTTACTATCTCTTTTTTCTTCGTCTTTAATTAAATAATTAAAATCCATATTGTCGCACTTTGCGAATATTAATTCCCAATTTACAGAGCCTCTTTTTATCCAAGTTGATATAGTATTTGGGGATAATTCAAAGAATTTAGATAACTTAGTGTTATTCCTGAGATTATAATGGCTTTTTATCTTGCTCAATATCAGAGCTATATTTAATTTTTGTCTCAAATTGCGATAATTTTTCACTAAAATATTTGATAATGTCACATATTGCGAATATATTTGTAAAACGTTTTGACAAAATTACGAAAAATGATATCAGAAAAGCAAATATTATTAAAAAAACAGATGGGCGACATGAACGTGGTAGCCCAGGTACTTAGTCAAAAGCACAACAGGTACATATCAGCAAGTTATGCGAGTATTATTCTCACGCGGCCAAAATCGAAACTATATGCCGATGCCATTGAGGTGCTTCGGCAAGTGGTTGAAGCCCGCGAAAATTTGATTAAAGAATTAGTGTAAAATATACTGCGACAGCCCGGCGATAACTTCAAAGGGTATCGCAAAATTACGTCGCAGTAATTTGGAGTATTACAATAACATATTAGTTGTGGAGGCAGTAAAAGACCTTATAGATACCGGCATAATCAGCCGCGCAAAATACGACAAAGATGTCGTTCGCGGTAAATTAAGGGTGGTTCGCCCCGGAAAAGGCAGCGACTGCCCCGCGCTGGTAGATTATGCTTCGCTTTCTCCCGACATTCAGCGCAAAGTGGAAGATTACTTTGGCGGAAACCCTTACACACTTGTAAAAAAGAAACCGCTTGGAGCCAAAATAGAAGTCGATTACAAAGCCTTCGAGTTTTTTACGAACTACCGGTACCCCGATGGGTCGCCCATACCAACCGAACGCCAGAACAACATCCTCCTGTGGGCCAACAATGCCTGCATTTTAAACGCCCTTAAAAAATCGCTCGAAAGCCATACACAGGCGCGCGCCGAACGGGGCAAACGCCCACAGTATTCCGAATTTTACGCCCAGGCGGTTACTGTAGTCAAGCAAGCCAACGAGCCGGTCATCCTTCACGGAGAAAAGGTTATTCAGTTTGAAAATAACCTGCCTGTTAACCCACGCCGCCTGCGCCAAAAACTTGAAGACTACATGGCAAATGGTTACGAAAGCCTGGTGAAACATAACAGCGCAAACACCAATGCAAAACAGGTAACTCCAAAAATAGAAACCTTGCTGCTTTCGTTGTATGCCATGAAAAACAAACCCTACGCCAAAGCCGTCCACAAACTTTACCTCGAATTTTTGCACGGCAACAAATCGATTATCGACAAAGGTACCGGCGAAATTTACAACCCTGCCGATGCCGACTTCATAGACAAAAACGGAAATAAAAAAGAACTGTCGAGGGCTACCGTTTGGCAGATTGTAAACAAACCAGGCAACCGCCTCATTGTTGACCGCCTGCGTAACGATGCCAAATACTACAAGGATAAACACGAACCACACCATCACCGCCAACCGGCTCAGTTCTCGCTGTCGAAAATTTCGATGGACGACCGCGACATACCCAACAGCGACGTGAAAGCTTATTATGCGTTTGATACCATGAGCGGGTGCATACTTGGCCGCGCCTACAGCCGCGATAAAAACATGGAGTTGGTAGTGGAATGTTTCCGCAACATGTTTGTTTTTTTCGACCAGTACGGATTGGGCGTACCTATGGAAGTAGAAGTGGAGGAACACCTGATGAACAACCTGCGCACCACGGTTCTTGGAGAAAACGGCCTGTTTAAATACGTCCGTTGGTGTAATCCGGGAAACTCGCAGGAAAAATGGGCGGAAACGGGAATTAGAATTAAAAAACTGGGCGCCGAAAAGGACAACCAGGACTACATTGGCCGCTTTTACAGCAAGCTCGAAGCCAACCGCCCGCCCCAGGTAGGCGAATGGAATGCCGATGGCATGCGCATAAAAGACCACACCCGCACGTATGAGAAGGCAGTTGCCGAAGATTTGCTCACCATTATTCAGCACAATAAACAGGAACATCCCAATTTTAAAGGACAAACCCGATTGCAGGTTTTATTTAACAATATTAACCCAAATGTTCCGCGTATTGACAAGGCACTGCTTAACCGCATGTTGGGCTATGTTACCGAAACAACCATCCGCCGCAGCCAGTACGTTACGGTTATGTACGAAAAATACCAGTTGCCTCACCCGGCAATTCTGGCTAAGCTAAAACCAAACAACCTGCGTGTAACTGCTTACTACCTGCCTGACGAAGATGGTATTATCGACACCGTTTTCATCTACCAGGGAGGCACTTACATCTGCGAATGCGCGAAAATTAAGAAATACAGTACTGCCCGTGCCGAATGGGACGACGACGGCAGCGATGCCGACGCATACACCGATCAGGCTAAGTATGTTTCCACACACCGCGCTATGGTAAAAGAAGGCAAAAAAGGAATTAGCAAACTCGAAATAATAGACAACGAACCGGAACCCGAAAGCATGGATGCCAGCGCAGATGCCGAGGCTTTTGTTCCTGCTACCAAAACAACCGACAATTACGACGACTACACCGACGACGACAATTCAAATAACGCTTTAAACGATTTTTAATATGATTAAAACAGATGCGAAACTAAAGATTATTGAAGCTATTAAAAAGCATGAGAACATTTATGCGTCAAGCGGCCAGCAGGCCCGCGTGCTTGGCATTTCTCCCAGTCAGCTTAGCCGCCTGAAAAAGGAAAAACCAGATTTGGAAGGTGTTCTTTCCGATGAAAAATGGATGCTGGTTGCCAACGTGTACGACGTGGACTTGAACGGACGCAAAAAACTTGAAATAGCCCGCACTGATGTGTTTAATTCCATTTGGAAAAAACTTGAATTTGCACAGAAGTACTCGGTTTCGGGTATGATCTTCGACCGGCCCGATATCGGCAAAACACAAACCGCAAAATTGTATGTGCGCGAAAACCGCAACGCCGTGCGCATCCACTGTGGCCGCGTGAAAACAAAACAGCTTTTCATCAGGGCCATTGCCCGCGAATGTGGAATTAACAACAAAGGCCGCTACATTGATGTGTTCGACGCCCTGGTAAATTATCTCAATTCGGCTCATCCCTCGCCGCTTATCATCTTGGATGAATACGGCGACATGAATTACGAATCGTACCTGGAGCACAAATCGCTCTGGAACGAAACCGAAGGCAACGTGGGCTGGATAGCCATGGGAGCCGAAGGAGTTGAACGAAAGATTGAACGTTATAAAGACCTCGATAAAGTGGGTTTTGCCGAGTTGTTTTCACGCCTGGGTAACCGCTACCAGCGCATTACCCCGGTAAACGACAAGGATTTTGAAAAATTCCAGGCCAAACAAATTGCTCAGATTGGCAAAATAAACGGCGCTACCGACATTCAGAAACTTATTGCAGCTACAAACCACAGCCTTCGCCGCATTCCGGTTGAAATGGCAAAAATGCAGGAACTAAATGACTAAACAAGCCCAAAATACCAGGCTGCGCCGCCCTATTACGGTAACCGACCTGTACCGTAAAAAATTTAACGTGCTCGATTTTACCGGGCAGTTCAAAGCCCTCATTGGCTGCCCCGAAATAAAAGGTTCATGGATGATTTTTGGGGACAGTTCGCAGGGGAAAACCCGCTTTATGCTGCAACTGGCCAAATACCTCGGAAATTTTGGGAGAGTGTACATAGATAGTTTAGAGGAGGGAGAATCGGAGTCGATTAAACAAGGTTTCAAAGCCGAGCGAATGGAAGATAGAAAAGGTAGTGTTTACTTGCTCGACAATGAACCGCTTGAAACGGTGAGGCAATATTTGACGAAACGCAATGCGCCCGACTTTGTTTTTTTCGATTCCGTGCAGTTTATGAAAGGGTTTACCGAGGCCGATTATATCGACCTGCTGAACGACTTCCCCGGCAAACTATTCATTTTCACCTCCCACGTTCAGGGCAAAGAACCAAAAGGTTCGCTGGCGCAGGCTATCCGCTACCGCTCTTTTGTGAAACTATACGTGCAACAGTTCCGCGTTTTTCCGCAATCGCGTTACGGCGGTGGTTTGCATTACGATATATGGCCTGAAAAGGCTCAGGCATATTACCTAAAATCAGAATAAAATGACTGAAATTAAAATATCCGCAAGAAAAAAGAAGCTGATACAACGCTTCCACATCAACCTGAAACAGGGTGGCATGATGAAACAAAAACCGGCAATACTCGAAAGTTTTGGCGTGCAAAGCACCCGCGAACTCACCGAGGAGGAGCTCCAACTGGCCGTTGGCAGCCTTACCGGCGAAGCCGACAAGTGGCGTAAACGCCTCATCGCTGCAATTTTTGGCTGGTGCCGTGCTATTAACTACGAGGCCGACATGGATAAGGTGAAAGCCATTGCCTGCCGCGCAAGTGGTTACGACAATTTTAATAAAATTCCGGTTTCGCGCCTGCGCGACCTCTATTACGGCTGGATTAAGAAAAGCCGCACCCGCGTTGATGTGGCCGATTTCAAAGAACAGGTTTTGAACCATTTGGAAGCTTGTAATTAACCTAAAAAAACTGATAAAAATGGAAGGAATTAGAATCGCAATCGAACTCATCCTGGCAACTGCGGCCACGGCTTACATTCTATACAGCCTTTGGTGGATACTTTTCTCGAAAGAAGGAATAATTGAGCTATGGAAAAACGGCGACAGCGAATGAGTGTACGAAAAGCATACCGCAAAGGCAGCATTACACGCCGCATTAACTACCTGCGAACGGTAATCGCGGTTCAGGATATCGTTAAAAAATTTGGCCGGGCAGGAATGGGATACTCCCAGCGCTGGATTTATGAGAACGTAATTACCGGCGAGAAATCAAATTTTAATATGAGCTATTCAACCTGTAATAAATGGCGGTCGGTTCCGGGGCCGCGCACTGAACTTGAAAAACTGCAAACCAATGAGAAAAATTGAAACACAACACGACCTGGAACTGCGCAGGCAGGAACTGGAGGAGCGCATCGAACAACTCGAAAGCGAGTTGCTGAAAGGCTGGAACGAACAAATAAGCCACGAGATAAACATACTGAACCATCACCTGCGCGTGTGCGAGGAGCGGCTGAACGGTGAGTGGTTCCGTGATGAGTACAG